TTGTCCCCAAGAATGCCATCTCCACCGCCAAACTCCTCTGTGGCGTTGATGATGTAGTCGTAAACGGACTGGGCGAGAACCCGGTAGTCCTGTCCATTGACGTTTACGGCAAAGTTGGTCGATGCCGTGACCGTGTCGATTAGTGAAAGGCGTTCAATGGACATGCTAGGAGTTCCTGAAGAGGATTTGGCCGTTGGGCTGTACTTGTACTGGATCTAAATTCGGTACGTCTACAAATACACGCTCTGTGCGCTTGTATCCAGCCCCAAGTGGCAAGGTTTTATCGTATTGCAACTGAATCGGTGCAGCAGCTTGAATCAAAAGCTGGTCATACGTCAATTTGGCATTCGCTTTTGTGTCGGGAGACAACGATTTACCATAGGAAGGCGCCAAGCGAACAGCCAGATTGAGCACTAGGGCCTCGTTGGCCTGCATGGGCGTATCAACCTCTTGGTCGATGTTGCTGTTTTCAGGGCTAATCGGCAGAGGATAGCCAATACGGATGTTTTTGAGATACCAAGAGGCCACCATCAAGTCGAGGCGCCTCAATGCGCTCTCAAACTGATCTGCCGTCAGATCAAAGACGTAGGATGCAAGGCCCATTTCCTCAAAGGCTTGCTCAATGATCTGTTTCTTGGTGTAGCCCATTTTATTTAGCCAGTGCTTCGTCGATTAGCTGCGCGATTTTCTTATCAGAAAACCTGCCATCAAACTTAATGCCAAGTTCAGTAGCTTTTTGCTCAAGCTCTTGGCGAGTAGGAGGTGCAATGTCATCTGATTCTTTAGCTTCTGCAACTGGAGCTATCTCTTTGGACTCAATAGCCTCTGTAAGAGACCAAAACCAGCCTTCTTTGAGCTTAGCTTGTAGTTCTTCAGCGTTGTTTACGCCTTCAAAATCGTATGTTCCACCTGCACCTAAATGCTTGCCGGGAACCCTGTAAACCAAAGCAGGAAACTCAGTCATTTCTTGAGCTTTCCAACGGGGTTACCTGCGTCTTTTTTTGCCTTGCGAGCTGTGCTCAGAGCAATAGCAATGGCCTGTTTCTGTGGCCGGCCAGCCTTAACCTCTTTGCTGATATTGCTAGAGATTGTTTTTGGGGAATAACCTTTTTTCAGTGGCATACAGATTGAATACACAAAAGGGAGGGTAGAGTCAACTACCCTCCCCAGTGTGATTAAGGACTAAGCCTTAGGGAATCTGACCGAACAGGATGATCCCGCTCATCTCAGGCTGCTTGTTGACGACACCGAAAATGGTGTCCAAGCGGTAGCGAGTCTTCATGGTGTTGATGTCGTATTGCTTCTGCATGACCAGTTCAATGCCCTGATCGGTAGAAGCACGCATCACGTTGGCGCCGGCGTCCGAGGGAACCGCGTAGCGACCCGGGAGGATCTCAATCGCGTCCTTCTGCCAGAAGCAGTTGATGGGAGCGGCAACAGTGTTGAGGAACACAATGGCGCTGTTAGCGGCCTTCGTGTTGACAACGCAGTTCTGGTACTCAGTCGAAGCTGGGGACGCGACCTGGTTGGACACGATACCGGGCGAGATCACCATCTGGGTGCCATTGGTGATGCTGATGACCCGGAAGGTCTTCAACTGACCAGTGTCCTGCTTGGTGATGTGATGCACAGCGTTCACAGCAGCAATAGTGAAACAATCACCAGCGGCGACGTTAGTCGTGCTGCTGACAGTCACCGTCTGGTAACGGTTGTCCACGTTGAGGCGCTCAGAGGTCGTCGGGGACGCAGTAACGGCCCGAGGAATCTGGTAGTTCAAAGCAGCGTCACGAGTATCAATCGTGATGCTAGAACCACCAGCAGCAGCAGCGATACGGTTGGAGTAGTCGAGCTTGAAGGTGTCGAAGCTCGCAACCTGGCCGATGAAGGCGCGGTCATAAGCGGTCAACGTCTTGCCCTGAAGCGTCTGACGACCAGCGAGGTTGCTCGCCATGCCGTTGTAGTCGCGAGTGGATAGCGCCAAGTAACGCGAATCGAAGTTCACGCCCTGCTCGTTGAAAATGGCTTCGCACTGGGCGACATCATCAAAACCAGAGGCTGCCGAGAGACGCTTCACGACGAGCGTGCCCTGCCGGGAGGCCACGTTCAAGACGGCGACGTTGATGTCGGACGCGAGCTTCTGCTTGGCCGAATCACCGAGGCGCTGTTCCTGAAGAGCGTCACGCAGTTCAGTCGCAGTCATGATCCAAGGAACAGACTGGTTGAACCCGATTGTCGCAGGAACGGCAAGCTGGGTGTAATCGAAGAAGTTCGAGGTCATATCAGTGCCCGAGTACGAGCGGCTGATATAAGGCTGCGGCCTCCAGATCGTGTTGTTGGTGCGCTCCATCATCGTCTGATCCGTGGTGTAGATCGAGACGTTACGGGACAGGACAAGGGCGTCTTGGAAACCTTCAAGGAGGTTTTCAAAGGCTACCCGTTCTTCTTTACTAAATGCATTAGCCATATACTAGGATTGGTTTTTTAACTGACGTTTGTAAGCAATAACTTTCGTCATGTCGCCGGTGCGTGCTGCTTCTTCACGCAACCGTTCCAACTGAGCGTTGGACGAATCAAGACTACCGTTTCCGTTAATCTTTTTTTCAGGAGGAGGAGCTTGTTTTCGAGAGGTCACAGTCAATTGGGTTTCAAGTTTTGCTACAGCAAATGCGAACTTAACAGGATCAGTGATCTCACCAAGTTCTTTTGCTTTCTTTGGATTTTTGCCCAAAGCATACACAACTATTGCCGGGTTTTGAGCACCCTGAAGAATGATTCCCTGCTGAGTCACATTCAGAGTTTCAAGAACAGTTTCCTCAGCGTCTTGAAAGTCAGATACTTTAAGTCCAGTCTTGGACTCATTGTAGCCGGCTAACTTCTTCTGCCAGGATTCTGCTTCCTCCTGCTGTTTAGCCCTTAGCTTCGCTTCAGCCTCTTCAGACTGACGCTTGCGTTCAAACCAGCCAGCAAGTTCGTTCTCGAACCTATCTGAATCGTAATCGCAGTCCTCAAGTGTCGGTTTCTTGCCAGCAACAACAGGATTATTCTCTGGAGCCGGTGAAACAGATTTGAGTCTTTCCTCAAGTTCGCGCTTCTCACGCTGCAACTCGCGGTAATTCTTTCTCAGGTTACGCACCCATTCGGGCGCCTGCTTCTCTTCCTCTTCCTGGGGTGGCGATTCCCCTGCGATAGTTACTACAGTTTCCTCTCCGGTATCTTCAGTTTTCTCAGGCTCCGTATTCTCTACGGCCTCTGTTACGACTTCGATATTATCGGATACTTCTTCTGTGGTATTATCTTCTGCCGGTGTGGTGCTATTCATATGTCTAAAACTATCTCAACGCAATAGAAATTAACTATTGCATTGGCTGGGCGGGCTGAGTCAAGCGGTCAGCAAGCGCAAAAATGCGGTCCTGATCGGTCGTACTGACCTTGGAAAGCGTCTCTGTCGTCTTGGCGCGTGCCTCTTCAGCCTTAGCCACTGCGAGAATGCTGTCTGCCTGCGCTTTAGAAGCCCGTGCAATGGCCTCTTCACTGGCTGCCTGCAAGTACTGCGCCTGCGGGTCAGGCTGGGCATTCTGAGCCGCTACAGCCATTTCCTGCGCCTCTGCCTCTGTAGGCTTGAGCACTCCCATCATTAGGAGCTTCTTGCGGAAGTAGTCGCGAACGTCACTGATCCCTTCGCCTTCCATGTTGAGCATTGCCATAGCAGAAAGCACCTGAGTCATCTCAGGATCCTGAGTCATGGTCATCATGTCAGTCAGCGCTCGGACAGTAGCGAGCCGCTTGGTGGCACTGCTAGGTCCAACAGAGACGACAACGTCATACTCTGCCTGAGACATATCGTTTTCGTACTCGATCTCGCCCTCTTCATTGACCACAGGCTTAAGCAGCTCGATGGGCTCCATCTTGCCGGACTCGTGGACTGTCTTCATCTTGCGGCCTTCTTCGATAAAGATGTCACGAGCGATAGAAAGCCAGACTTCGCCACACCGCTTCACAGCCTTTGCCATGTTGGACATGTAAATGAAAGTCTGCATGTCGAGGCGCTGTTGGATCAGTTCCACAGTTTTTCCACTCAAGTGACTGACCATCTTGTCCCCCTGCCCTGGGGAGCCGAGGATCTCTTGCATGTCTACTTCAGTCAACTGAAGCAGAGCAGCCATCGAGGGGGGCAGGGCGGGAGGCTTGGTGTAGGCCACGGGACCGGCTACCATAGGGCTGCCGTTGGCGTCGGTAAGTGTGTTAATCAGCAGGTATGGGTAGTTCTTGAGGTTATCCTCTGCCCACATCAACTGGTGGCCGGCTACCTGTTCAGGGACCAAAATCGGTTTCTCCATCGCAGAGAGCGCACTGATCTCACCCAGCTTACTCAACTGCATGTTCTTGAGCCGCTGGGCGTCCTTAGCCAGTCGCACATGCCCCATACAACGCTCGACGTTGTCTACAAACCAACGCTTCCCGTACACAGGGATGATCGGGATGTTCTTGCCGGCAATGTAGCCACAGTCCTCAAGGATCTTGGCCCCAGACATGATGTATTTGCGGACCTTGCGCGTCTTAACCTTCTTGCGCCGGACTTCTTTCCAGCCAGTAGCAAGCATCTCCTCTTCTTTGTCGAGTTCTTCAGGCCGGAGCGACTCTTCTTCGCCGTTGAAGTCCTTGTAGATCCGAATCTGCTCAGAAACTTCTTCGACTTTGTAGTACTCAGCAACGTAGACAACAGAGGGAGTGTACCAGTCGAACTGGGAGCGAGTGATCGTCTTGGGCCAGGTTGAGGGATCATCGTCCCACTCAGCCTTGTAGGCTTCATGAGTCATGCTGGTCAGCACAAAGCAACGCTTGGCATCTGCCTTATCCTGTCTCTTGGCGCCCAAGTCGAAGTAGACACTTGTGTCAGCGTCAAAGATCGGCTCGATGCAGACACGCTGCTTGTCGTCTTCCGGGTCTTCCTCATTCTGATACTCAGTCCTAAGCCTCCACGCTCCAAACCCACCCATTACAGCCTCTTCAAAGGCGTTATCGTAGGCTTCTTCTGCTCCTGAGTCCTGTTCATCAGCCCTGTAAAGCCCTGCACAAGTGTCAGCCAGTTTGTCGTATTCTTCTCCTTCTTTGGAAGAGAAGTTCACTGTGATGCGATTGTTACGATATTCGTTGATGATACGAAGCACCGCCATGTGGATCTTGTTTACCTCGAACCTAGGCTTGTTCTCGAACTGATCACCAAGAGGGCCTTCCCATTGTGCGCCTGCCAGCGAGCAAAACCTGCGGTCCCCAAGGCAGTTCATGCGCTCTTGGTACATCGCGCCCTGAATCTGATCGAACTCAGCGCGGGCAGCTTGATGGATTATAGAAAGTTTATCTTCGGTCATCTCTTGAAAAAGTTAATCACTGGCATCACAAATGAGCTATTCCTCTTTGTACCATACTTAGATGGAATAGCGGCTCTACTCAAGCCACTAACTACTAAATACCGTGTCGCGTCCATTAACTGGTCGTTATCTTTCACAACCTTCCCCTTTTCATCCCTGCGATAAAGGCGAAACTCGTTTAGCCAGTTGCGAAGATTTGGGAAAACACGCAGCTTGCCGGCTGACATCGTCTGCCACACCGTGTACAGCCCACTCTCCACTGCGTTATTCGCCAAAGTTATGTCGAGGCCGTGTCTGCGATACATGCCAAGAAGCTGTTGCCCGTCTGTCTGCGCTCGACCGCGACTGGCTGGATCAATTACGCCCGGCATCTCGCCACGGGCTTTGATCGCCTCCGCGTGCAAAATCGGCTCTGCCTGACCGCGATAGTACTCTGAGTAGAGGTAGGTCACCTCTGTATCCGGGTTCGTCGCCCCCCAGATAACAGCAGTCCTGTTCCAG